CTTCACAGCCGTGAGGATCTTCACCAGGAACTGCCACGCCTTGGACAGCAGGCCGGTCTTCTGCGCCGCCGTACCTGCCCCGCCACCCGTCTTCTTCAGGAGGTTGACGATGACCTTGAACTGGAGGATCTTGAAGAGGATGCTGACAAGCCCGCCGAACTGCCCGATGAGACCGCCCAGCAGGATGTTCAGGCCCGCGCCCGCGATGATGATCGCAAGGAAGAAACTACTCACCGGCTGGAGGGCGTCACTGATCTTGATGAACGCATCGACCATCTTGTCGAGAGGCAACTTCGCCAGAAGTTCGAACGCACCCTCGACAGTCTTCAGGAAGTTGATGATCACCTGGGGGTCAGCCAGTTCCTGCACGACCTTGAACACCGCCTCTACGGTGTGGCCGAACTGGACCATGATGTCGACCGCGTCGCTCGCCCACTTGGCGATGGCGTTCTGTCCATCGACCGAAGACGTCCAGTCCAGGAACTTCTGAGTCAGGTCGACCAGGATGGTGAGGAACTCGTTGGTTGCGGGAGTGGAAGCGGCGAAGACGTTCTGGATCGCCTTCCACACGTTGACCAGCACCTTGATGAGCAGGCCCGCCGTCTCCTCGGCCTTCTTCATCTGGTCGTCGATGTTCTTGGCGAAGCCGGGGGCGCTGGCCCACGCCTGGAACTTCTCGGCGATGTCTGCGATGTGGCCTGCCAGCCGCTCCGCTGAGGGAGACAGCGCGTTCATCAGTTTGAGGAAGCCGTCCAAGAACGGGACGACAGCCTTGCGCAACTCCCCGAAGATCGAAGCCATGTTCTCCAGGAAGGTGCCGAGGGTCTTCTGGCCCTCGGTCGAGTTGAAGAAGTCGAGCAGGTCCTTCGCGAGAAGGTTGAGTTGCTCGGCCATCTTGCCGAGGCCCTTCTCCAACACAGGGAAGAGCGTGGTGCCCAACTTCGTGATGTCGTCGGCGAGCCCCTTGAACATCTTCTCCTGCACGACGTCTCGCAGGCTCTCGAACTCATCACTGAGACCGCGGACCGCCTTGGCCGCATCCTTCGCGGAAGGGGTGAGCCCGTCCAGTTCGCCCGACTTGACGGCCTTGATGAAGTCGCTCAGGCCGAGGTACGCCGTACCCGCTGCAACTCCGATCGCCAGGAGGAGTGGGCCGAAGCCGAACGACGCCTTGACAGTGTTGTTGAGAGCCGTTGCCAGGATGGTCGCAGCGCCCGCCAGTCCGCTGAGGATGGAACCGATGAGGGGGCCACCCGCAAGGATCGAACCGAGCAGCGCGCGCCAGGCCACCACGGAGTCCCGGCCGATCGACTGGTAGATCTCCCGGTTGCGCTCGCCCACCTGAGCAAGATTGTCACCCAGTTTCGCCAACTGCCGGTGGATCTTCTTCCCCACCGTGTTGATCGACTTCTCGTCGAACTTCAGGTTGACGTCGACGTGAGCGCCACCTACGCGGGGACCGAGGCCAGGCATGTCAGGCCATCGCAATCAGTGCGTCACGGAGGAACGGCTGGGCGGGAGTGCCGGGGTGACGGACGACTTCGGTGAACACCATCTGTCCGAAGTACGCTCCTGTCCCGGCGAAGCGGAAAGTCCCGGGGAACTTCGACATCACGTGGGGGCCGGTGCCCTCGTGGACGTAGTATCCGTAGTAGACGGGAGTGTAGACCCGATAACCGAAGGCGTACTGGCCCTTCTCGTTGCGGTTCTGGTCAACGAAGATGTTGGCTGCCATGAAGCCAGTCTTCCGAGGAGCGAGCACTCGGGCGGTCAGGGCGACCGATTCGGCCTTCTTCTTGAGAAACCGTGCGGGGCCAGAGCCCTCGTGGAAGACGTTGACGTAGACGACCGGAGGCGGGTCCATGATGACGGTCGCGCCGCCGCCCGTGTAGACGCCACCCGCTCCGGCCACCCGGACCCACCTCCTTTCGCTACTTGTCCTTCGAGTCCTTCATCTGTGCATTGTCCCACTCACGTAGGGCAGTGTAGTCCTTGACTTGATTCAGGTACTGACGAACTTGACGCGGCTTGTCTTCCTTCAGTTTCTCCGTGGTACTGGTGTGAGCCAGCCAGAGGATCTCAGCGAATGAGAGTTCCCTCCAGCGGATCCCATTCAGGTTCCACGAGGTGACGATGCTGATCCAGTTTTCTTCGACGCCTTCCCAGATCGCGACGGCGGCTTCGTAGGGAAACCCGTCCAGATCCCCATCAGTGCTTCCGAGATCGCCTGCTGCGGGCCGAGGCCGTAGCCCTTCTCGATCCACGAGGCCTGCTGGTCGGCCCTGACCAACATCTCCGACATCGCCTTCGTGAAGCCCGCCAGGGCCTCCTCGAAGGCGTCTCCGCCGAAGTCGGCCTCACCGAACTTCGTGAACTGCTTGAGAGCGTTCACCAGGGTGGACCACTGGTGCGGCGAGGGGTCCGGGTGGAACTCCCACTCGATGCCGTCTCCCAGGTCTACCGGGATGGCCCGGAAGTCCAGGCCGAGTTTCACCACGTCGCGGCGTACTTCATCAACCATCGCTGTTCTCCTTTGTTCTAGCGACTAGGCTGTGGAGCCGGAGAGAACTAGAGGAGAACCCCCGGCCCCACAGCGAAGCCACCATAGCAATCAACCCGATGGTGAGGGCAGCGACGGAACAAGGACTTGAACCGTGACGTCAGCGAACACGATGGAACACCCACCTCTCGGCCCCAGGTCGACGGACAGATCGTCGATCTTGAGTGGCAGATCAGGACAGCAGGCGAGGGCCTGCCACATGAGTTCGGAGTCATGCTGGAGATCCAGCGCCGCTTCCTCCTGGGTCTCCACGTCAGGGATCTCGCCCTTCTCGTTGACCGTGGGGAAGCACCGGGCCAGGACCAGCCGGAACTGAGCCGCCGTGACGCCACCCTTGCACGGGCGAACCCGCTGGGCTTCGTTCAGTGTGGCAGCCTCCGCGTCGAAGAGCCGACGGAAGTGGATGCTCAGTTCCCCGTTGGCCTCGTCCCCGTGGTCTTCGCAATCACAGCACGTGAGGATGACCGGGGTGCCCACCGTCTGGTAGGAGGTACACACCGGACGCAGGGCTGCCGCCAGGGCATCCCCCACGCACGCCAGGAGCCGTTCTGAGGTCTCAGCCAAACCTACGGGCACCACGGCACCCCCCGCCGCCGTTTGAGACCCCTAGGCCCCTTTCCGAGACTTCAGGGCTCATCACCATGCCAGGCAGGCGCGCGCCGTACGGGTTGACCGCGTGGACCCAGGCTGCGAGTTCCGGGATGAAGGTGTTGACCTCTTCGTCCCGAAGGCGCACGGTGATGCCCTGCGACGTGACCGTGGTGACGTTGGAGGGAAGTCGGCACTTCGAGCCGGTGCAGGAGAGGTAGAGTTCCTTCACCAGCCGAGCACACACGTCCAGCGCCCACGCGTCCGGGGGAGTGCCGGTGACCGCGTCCACGACGAAGGCTTCACCCTCACCGGCGTTGGACCACTTCTCGTCCTTGGACGGCCAGACGTCCGGGGGCACCCGCCACAGGGTACGAGACTCCCGGTCGTAACGCCAGGAGTTCTCGGCGTACTCGACCGCGCCGAGCCGCACGCGCTCGACGTCCCACACGTTGATGCCGAACGGCCCCTTGATGTAGAGACTGTCGGCTCCACCGCAGCACCACGTCCGGCATTCCTTGCAGATGTTCAGCGGACGGATCTCGGTGGTGCAGGTACCGATCGTGTACCCCGACAGCCTCGTCATGATTGACGAGGCTGCCGCGAGGGACTGGGTGAAGAGATCGTTCTCGGCGTCGCTCCCGGGGTCGGTGACGGGGAGATCGCTCAGGCCACAGGACTCCTCATCGACCGGCCACGGGCACGAGACCTCACTGAGGAGAGTCATCGTGCCCCGCCTGTCAGGACGAGCCGGGCTCGGTGGTGGCGATGGAACCGCAGCCGTCGGGGGCAGCAGCGCCGACGAAGCGGAAGCGGTGGTTCCCGTCCGGGAAGATCTCCGACATCCACTCGGCATCGCCGGAGACGGTGTCCAGGGCCAGCGGGATCGGACCGAAGCCGAGGTTGTTGGAGTTCGTGGTCTCGCCGGTGATGCGGACGTAGTTGTCCTCGGAACCCGGCGTGCCCTCCTCGGTGACCGTCGCGCCCTTGACCGGGTAGATCCGGACGAAGTCGCCGGTGGCCCCGCCACCGCACTCGCCGAGGATCTCCTGCCAGACGACCACGATCACGTTGAAGCGGTCGCTGGTGCCGTCGGCCCAGCCGATGACCTCACCGTCGTGCTCGATCGCCGAGGCACCGCCCGCCGTGGTGATCCACTCGGAGTCGAGCCAGTGGAGGTCCACGTTGACCTCGATGGACTGGAGGCTCTTCACGCCGGGGATGTACCGCTTGATGGAGCCGTCGGCGCACCTGCGGGTGAACTCCTCGCCGTCGTCTACGTTGTCGCTGGTCTCGAACGCGGCGGGGCAGTCGTCCAGGTAGCCCGCCGCCGCGCCGTAGACAGGGTTGAGGCAGTCGTCCGCGAGGAACAGACCGATCTTCTTGATGCGCCCAAGATCGGGCGTGGTGCATTCAGCCATGACGAGTTACTCGCTTCCGATGTTGGGGCTGGCCGGAACAGTGATGTCGATGAAGAGGTTGACGCAGGGATCGAACGCGGCGATCGCACTGCGATTGGCGTATGCAGTGTCCTCGTTCCCCCGACGCTCGATCTCGTTCAGGATGAACGGTTCGTCCACTGCCGCCCATACCGGACCAGTGGCCCAGAGACGGATAGTGGTCGGACCCTCCACGGGATAGCCGGGGCTGATGACCCACGGCGCACCCGACGGAGAGATGCCATCCTTCAACTGCTTCTCTCGAGCGAGAAAGGCAGCCGCCTTGATGGGAGCGTGCAGCCACCACACGGAGCCGAAGCCCCGGTCAGCGGCTGCCTGCTCGAGCGTCGCGACCGCGAGAGTGAAGTCCCGGTTCGCCACGGTGCCGAGGCTGTCCCCGTCGTCGAAGGACGGCGAGTCCAGCCCCAGCGCGTTCGTGGCGAGTTGACGGGCCACCGCCCACTCGGTCGTGGAGTCGAGCCGACCCCTTGCGTGCTTCTTCTGGTCGAGGCGGCTCAGCGTGGAGCAGGTCGCTCCCTGGGAGATGCCGAACGGTGCGAACTCCGCCACGCCTTGCCGGAAGGGCTCGTCGTTGGCGGTGACGCAGCGGTCCTGGAGTACCGGCTCCCCGCACCCGTAGAACGGGATGGAGAGACCCTGAGCCCAGCCTGCCGGGGCCGAGAGCGCCATGCCGAGCAGGCCACCGTCACGGGTAGCGACTTCGACCTCAGCAACCTCAGCGAGTGTCTGGGACATCAGGGTCCCTCCTTCCTAGTGCGGGGGACCGGTGATCAGGCGGCGGCGCAGGGGACTTCGTCGCAGACCTCGACCGGGATGTCGAGCCCGAGGGCCTGGCATCCGCGAGCCATGAGGCCCTCGTACGACTCCGCGAACGCGGCCACCTTGTTCTGGCGGTTGAGCGAGTGGTCCCGGATCTCGGTGCCGAGGTCCAGGGTGCCACCGTTGAGGTACGTGAAGTACCCGTTCGGGGCCAGCACCGATCCGAGGGTGGTCGGGAGGGTGGGGTTGGTCCCGCCCGAGTCGAAGGTGACCGGGTCCAGGTCCTGCGAGTAGTGGACGTTGATGCCCTCGTTGGCGAACGCCGTCCGGATCATGGTGTCGGCCACGTTGGGGTCGTCGACCGCCGAGGAGAAGACCCGACGGTTGATCAGGTCGAGGCGGACCGCCGTGCGGAGCGCGTCGCTGACCCAGTAGTCGAGTTGGATGTCACCGAGGCGCTGGTCCTGCCGCATCGCGGCAGCGGCCTTGGAGACACCGTTGACCACGTTGGCGAACATGGAGCCGAGCGCGTCCACCGTGTAGGTGTCGATGACGTTGGCCCGCATCTTCGTGTAGAGCGAGACCTCGGCGATCCGGGCGTGGGTGATCGCCAGCGCGGACAGGTAGCCCTGCCACTGCTCCGGCGCGAAGCGCGTCTGGTAGTTGCCGATGGTGACGCAGGAGTAGATCGCGTCGACCCCGACCTCGTCGGACTCGTCGCAGTCGACCTCGGCGCAGACCTTCCAGGTGTCCGGGTCCTCCTCGTCGACGGCCTCGTCGTCCTCGCAGGTCCACATGCCCACACCGTCCACCGGGACGCAGATCGCCGGGTAGAAGGTGAACTTCCCCCGCGTCGCGCCGAGCGTGGTCAGCGAGTCCCGGATCGGCCGGCTCGTGTCGCCGTTGACCGGGTTGCTGTAGATCGGCTGCGCCAGCGAGCAACAGCCACCGGCTGCCGTCACGGCCTCGGGGCTGACCCACGAGTCGACCATGCGGGTGTCCTGGGCGATCTTGCCGGTGAGGGTGCGCTCCTCGGCGAAGGCGGTCTCGATGCGGGCGACCCGCTCCTTGCCCGTCTTCAGGCTGCGGCTGGACGCGTCCTTGAAGGCTTCGGCCAGGTTGTAGAGCGACGGGTCCTTGACGACGTTGCCGTTGAGGACGACGCGGGTCGCGGTGAGGGCCAGGTCGTCCGTGCGCTCCTTGGTCGTGGTGCTGGACGTGCCGAGGCCCAGGCGCGAGACGGCCTCCTGGACGCTGAGCATCTTGCCCTTCCGGGGCCGGGTCGAGAGGGAAGCCTCGGTCTCGTCCTCGGGGTCCTCGTCCTCGGGATCCTCCTCCGGGTCCTCGTCGTCGCCCTCGGCGGCCTCCTCGTCCGGGTTGGGGATGTCGGAGAGCGCGGCGTCCAGGTCGGCGGCGGCTGCCGCCTGGGCCTCTTCCGCGGCCTTGACGGCGGCGTCGGCGGCGAAGTAGGACTCGCGCATGGTGGTCAGGGCGTCGAGGTCGGGGTTCGTGGCCCCGCGCAGCGAGTGGAGGTGGCGGGCGATGACGTCGCGTGCCTGAGTCAGTTCGGACAGCGAGAGAGTCTCTCCCGCGCCAACCCGACCCAGAATGCTGAGAGCCTGCTGGAGATCCATTGGTGGACTTCTTTCGCGTCTTGTGGGATGATCAGGGACGCGGTGCCCACCGCCAGGGAGACTCTACGCAGAGCCGCTAACACGGAACGATAGCGCCCTTAGCCGGAATGCGCTACTCCCCGGCTCCATCTTCCGGAAGCGGGACGTCCGTGAGGGCGTTCACGGCCAGCAGAGCGAGCGCACCCTCGATGCGCTTCTGCGACGCCTCGATCGTGTCGAGGCGACCGGCGAGGGTCTTGTCGAGGACCTCCATGTCGGTGTCATCGAGTTCGTCGTGGAAGTCGTCACCGCACTCGGCGCAGAACCCGCCGTCTGGATTGATCACGTGGACGTGGTCCTTCGTGGTCAGGGTCTGGGTGTCGTACCCGGCGCTGGCCGCGACCGGCCAGGCGGGCGTCGGGACAAGGTGGATGCCGACCAGCGTGCGCCCACGGCCAGCAGGCCACAGTTCCACCGACGGGGCGGAGGCAGCCGCCCGCAGGAGGGCGTCCTGGTCCACACCCGGCATCACGACGCCGGACACGGCCAGACCGAACGGGGTCTCCCAGGCCCGCACCATCGCGAAGATCGTGTTGGCGTCGTCACGGTGACGCGTGGTCTCCTTGAAGTCCACACCCTGGCGAGCGAGGTTCGGGTCGATGTGACGGCCCCCGAGGGTGAGCGCACCCGGCTGGATGGTGGTCCCGTCATCGAGGGTGATCAGTTGACCCGTGTGGAAGCCCTTGTGCCTGGAGTCCACGTCGCCGGGGTACTGGAAGCACGCACCCATGTCGCTTCGGTGGCAGACGCCCTTCGGGGCTGCGATGCCGTAGATACGGCGCAGCCCGTTCTCGTCCTCGGCGGTGACAGCGAGCGGCACCTTCTTGGTCGGCTTGAAGTCCGCGAAGTACGCGGCGGGCAGCGCACCGTTCGAGCCAGCCGCCGCCACCACGGCGTCCACGTCCTCCTCGCTGACGGCCTCCGGGCGCACCGCCGAGGTCATCCCGTCGACCCGCTCGAGGGCGCTGATGTAGCCGACCACCACGCCGTCGTGGTCGTTGTTGTCCGGGTCCCAGATGATCGGGATGGGGAGCAGTTCGTCGTCCCACTGGAGCGACCCGTACTTCAGGGTCCGAACGTCGCCCGTGTAGATGCCCTCGAAGGTGACCGGGCCGGTCACGCTGTAGCCGTCCTCGCCGAGGGTGAGGCGCGCGTTGCTGAAGGCAGCGGTGTCCACGATCGCGACGTGGCGCGGACGGATGTCCGCGTTCTCGTAGATCTCCTGCGCCTCCTTCATCGCGGCGGCAGCGACCTCCTCGTCCTCGTCCATGAACGACGTCTCGAGCGCCGCCAACTTCTCGGCGACATCGGGGTGGAGGTCGTGCTTGATGGACACGGCCACCGCACCCTCCTTGAGGAGTTCGCACACCCGACCGACCAGCGCCTGAGTACGCGGGTCCTCGGACTGGGACAGGCTGCCGGTACCGACGATACCTGCCGTCTGCTGCTCGGTCTTCTCGTCGCCGTCCACAGGGGTCTCCTCTTCCGTACTCCAGTTGTCGGGAAGTTCGACGTCGTCGCAGCCGAGCGCCCGCTTCCTCTTCTTGATGTGCCGCTTGGCAGCAGCCGGATCCGAGGCACGTCCGATGGCCTGGATCGCGTTCTTGAGGTCAGCGCAGTCGGCGATCGGGAACGAGCCGTCCGGCATGGCCGACCCGTCCTTCGCCATCTTCTTGCGCTGCTCGGGCGAGTAGTCCTTGAAGTCCTCGCCCTCGCCTTCCGCGTCGTTGCGGCGCTCCTTGCGCTCGGGACGGGTGCCGTCCGCGTTGAAGGGGCAGTCCGGCCAGTCGTCGTACTTGTCCACGATGCGCTCGTAGATGGCGCAGATCTTCTTCTTGATCGACTGCTTCTCGGCGTCCGAGGCCCCGGTCATCTTGTCGACGCCATGCCCCCCGGACACAGCAGACATCCCACGGGGCACGATGTGGAGGCCACCGCCCGACACGTCGGTGAAGGGGAGTTTGTACGCCTGTCGGGTCGTGACGTCCATCGACGTGTCCACGAAGAAGAACGCTGAACGCAACTTCTTCGGGTCCAGCACGCCGTTGTCACCCGTGGCCCACTCGAACACTCGGTTCGTGGCTGCCTCGCCGTCCCAGGGCTCGTCACGACCACCGATGGGCAGGCTCTGGTCGCCGATCACCTTGAATTCGGCGGCGTCGACCTCCAGCCACTCCATGATGGAGCGAAGAGTACGTGGGCCAGGAAGCCGACCCTGCTTGAGACGGCTGAAGGAGGCCTGATGAATGCCAATCTCTTCGGCAATCTCCGACCAAGACAGCGGAATGCCGGATCCACGCTCTTGACGAGCGGTCTCCAGGGCTGCGAGAAGGGCGTAGGCGTCCACGCGGCCTACGATAATGGCCTTCAGGCCGGATTTGCAACCCCTTGCAGCAAATCAGCCAGACGGGAGTCGCTCAACCCGTCCACGATGCCCACGTCCAGCCCCGCCAGGATGTGCTCGGTCAGCGCATCGACGAAGTTGTCTCCCTCACACGACCTGGGACCCAGGAACAGGAGCGATTCGGACACCACGGCAGCCGCGTCGACCCCCGCGGACTCCAGTGTTTGCAAACCGAGATACGCGGCGACCTCGTCGTTTGGCAAATCGGCTGGAAGAGCGTCCCTCAGAGCCTTGTGCGTGCGTGCCTTGGCCCCCAGACGGTCCCGCGCCCGGAAGGCAGCGACCTCGATCTTCCCTCGCCACTCTGCAAGTTGCAAGGGGTCCACCGACTTCTGGTCTGCCGGGGTGCCTGAGGGGTCTTCGCGGTCTTGCCTTGCAGCCCGTTGCCGTGGGGTCTCGGTCGTGGGACTGTGACCCCCCTCCATCGGGTTGTCCCCCTCCCGGCGCGCGGCCTTCTCCTCGTCGGTCGGGGCAGCCCACTCCGGGATGCCCAGCACTTCGCGGAGGTAGGCGTCGCTCACGGCCCCGCGGTCGTGGGCGTCCTTCACGTCCTGGGTGGTGTGTCGCTTGGCGAGCAGGAGGGAGGGGTCCGGAACGACCTCAACCTCCACACCGTCGATGATCTGATTCAGGGTGTCGGTCGCTACCTGGGCCACGATCAAGGCCGGGGGCTCGATGTGCGCCCGGTACGAGTTCTCTTCCACCTGGAAGGCAGTGGCTCGAGACTGCACCCCCAGCCCCATCAGAATCTCGGGTGGGATGGGCAGGCCGTACGACAGCCGGTGGATCAGGGCTTCCATGCGCCCCTCAATGCGGGCATCGTAGGGGAAGTCCGGGACCACCCACGACAGACCGCCCATGCCGCGACCCGACGCCATCGGCTCGACCAGTTCCTTGGCACCCCTCAGGTGGACCGGCCCCACGTCCGTCGGGTCCTTCATCTTGGCCCGCAGGCTCTTGTCCCACTCGTCCCAGAAGTCCCCGCCGCCTGCGAAGTTCAGGCCGTCGGCGCTACCCAGAATGCCACGCATCCCGACTCGGTTGGCGGACTGCGACC